CCGGTATGCACAATACCGCCCCGGTATGCACAATACCGCCCCGGTATGCACAATACCGCCCCGGTATGCAGATACCGTGCCATAACATCTCATATACGTACATACACATACGCTAGCAACATCTATGCCACATTACCTAATACCGGCCGCTAGGCGGCCAATCCCGTAATACCGTCTGTGGTCCCGTCTAGCGCCCCCATTTCCGACCAATACCAAGGTAGCGGGTATGCCCCCGATCGCGTCACCTTGGGCTTCCTGTGAAGCCGCTTATCGTAAAGTGTCTACTCAACATATGTCCGGCACGCTCTTTGCTAGTACCAGAAAATAGTTGCTATTCCCGAATCTGCCTGTTACCCTTCCCGGTACCTAGTGATACCCACTAGCCTACAGAGGATTCGATCATGTCTTACAGTTACAGAGTGTCGTCTGCCAGTCGGGGTTTTATTCGCTGGTATCTGGCAAACATCGTCAAAGAGGAGTCTGCGGAGAGCATTAACTTACTCCCAATCGACTCCCTGCAATCCCGCATCAATGCAAAAATCCTGGAAGGGGCATTCACGCGGGAAACTTCCAGCACGTATTACGAACAGTGGAGAGCGCAGTTGAAAACCCGTAAACCCCGTTCAAGCGGCGCCCCAGATGTGCGGGTTCCGGAACAGGAGGCTACAGTTCCCGGAGAATTGTCGGATAACGATGATGCCGCAACTATCGCTGCTCTACGTCGCTTGCTTGCCGGTTCCGGGTCCATTGATCCAGATACCGTTCGGGCAATCGTGGCCGAGGAACTTGCGGCGCACGACATCCGACCCGCTTCGGTGCATATCACGGTCGGCACGATCACAACGGATACCGAGGAAGCGACGCACCAAGCATTGCCGGAGTGTTTGGCTATCATGGCCGGGCGAGATGCTCGGGGCAAGGGCAACAATCTCATGCTCGTGGGCCCGGCCGGTTCCGGCAAAACCACGCTTTGCCAGCAAATCGCATCGGCGCTTGGGCTTGCTTTCTATTACACGGGCAGCGTGCTGTCCAAGTATGACCTGCTAGGCCACACCACGGCTACAGGCGGGATTGTCCGCACCCCATTCCGTGATGCCGTGGAACATGGCGGCTTGTTTTGCATGGATGACTTCGATGGGTCCGACCCGCGAGCACTAGTGCCATTCAACGCGGCTATCGAAAACGGTCTAGTCGCATTCCCGGATAGCACGGTCAAGGCGCACGCTAATTTCCGGATCGTGGCCACGGCTAATACGTGGGGAACTGGCGCAACATCGGAATATGTCGGTCGCAACAAGCTAGATGAAGCCACGCTGTCACGGTACGTCAAACTCATGGTCGATTACGATGAATCTCTCGAACGCTCTTTGGTCGGCAAGGAATATGCCGATTGGGCCAAGTTTGTTCAGGCAACGCGCGCAGCGACGCGGGAATTCGGGATAAAGAAGCTAATTACTCCGCGTATGACCTTGCAGGGAGCACGATGCCTTGCGGCGGGGCTGTCCGGGAGTCGCGTCGCGGATGTTGTGCTGTACGCGGGTATGGATTCCGGTACAGTCGCCAAGTTGCAGGGCAAAACCGGGGGGTTCACAAAATGAGCATTACAACAATATGGCGCATGGGGGAAGATCCGGAAGGGTTTTATATGACCATGCGCGGAATGGATTACGAGCCTGTAGGCTTTCTCATTCCGGGAAATTCCAAGCTAGTCCACTACTTCCCCGATAAAGAGGAGTTTCTGGCGCTAGTGCGGTCCCATTGCCGCTTAGAACCTGTCCCGGATGGGTCCGGGTATCTCCAGATGGTCCCGGCTCAAGCTTTGGGTCGGGCATTCACACCAGAGGAGATACAAGCGGGGAGCAGGCCCGCAGCTATGCCCCCCCGGCCTCCCGGTATACCCAAGTCAGATACTGTTATCGTTAGTCAGGCCGGGCCGCTTGACGCGGCCATGTTCACCATGGCAGACTAGCGTCCGGAGGATTCACCATGTCAGAAGAGTTAGAACTAGTTCCGCCCGCTAATACCACGTATGCCGGGCTCGTGGATAATTTCATCGGGATTTACGAGGGCCGTATTCCCCGCGCGGCGGGCGCCAACAATGCGAGTACACGAGAAGGAGAAGCAGGCGACGCATGGGCGGGGGGATCGTGTGAAAAGACTATTGCCCTCGCGCGCGCTGGATGGGGCGAGGGTACGGCAATGCTCAGGCAACTAGATGCCGCGCCCGCTGGCATAGAGGCTGCCCCCACATGGGGATACGATGTCGCGGGAGTCTTTCCTGATATCGGCGCGTACATGTCTGGCGATCCTGAGTGCATGCTTAATCCCGTGTCCGGGGAAATTCCCCGCAAGCGTGTCAAGATAATCCTTCCGCTAGGGGTGCCCGCGAGCGTAGCGGCACCTGTGGCCGGTCTGTATGCGATCGCAGCGGGTAGTATAATCCGGTCGCTTGAAGCGACAGGATTAGGAGTAGCGGTATCTGCAATCAATGCTTCCCGGCATTCCGGCAAGTTGTACGCTAACGAGATTCTATTACGCGGTTACGGTGATGTCCTTGATATGGATCGCCTTGTTTTCGCGTGTGGCCATCCGGTATTCAATCGCCGCATATGCTTTGCGTGGCAGGAAGCCCACGCGCAGTATGCGCCCGTTACCGTAGTAAGCTATGGGTACGCGGTAATAAATTGGCCGGATGATCGCGTAGCGGCGATCACTGGGGATACTCCGGGAGATTTCGTGACTTTGCCAGCGCAAGCTACCTTGACGGGAACCGGGAAAACCCTGACCGTAGACGCTATGGCTTCCGCCATGCAAATTGCGGTTAGGGAAAAACTGGGGGGTCCGGTATTGATTTAGTGCCTGACAGGCGGTATTCTCCCTGCCGGGTTTTCGTTCGATTATCATCACATAAGAGGATTAGCAGACATGGCGCATGTATTGGTAGAGGGCCAGATCGGGCTGGCTATCATCAAAGAGGGCGAGATGCTAGAGGCTTTTCGGAAACATTACGGGACCGGCATCAAGGCCGGGGATATTTTCCTCTCCGGCAGGATAGTCGGCTTGCCGGGCGAACCAAAAGACGGGAGCGGGCTGTCCGTGGGCATCGTAGGCCCATACGAGACGCTGGAGGAGGCCTCTGCACGGGGAGAGCCGATATTGCAGGGTCGAATCCGGGACGCGATGTACTTCGCGGGATTACTCTACGGGGGAAGGGTTGCGGAAGAACTAACTCCGGAACGATACGAGTCTCTCCGTAACTCTCATCCGGTTGGAGTAATAGTGGAGGATACCACGTCCACGGCCACTGGCGGGACCACGGTCCACTAATGCCGACAGGCTCCACAAGCCCTAGGGGGAGGGGGGGCCGCTACCTTGGTAGCGGTCCTCCCCATAACGGGCTGCCACGGGCTTCTAATGCGGTCAGGCACGCCCTTTTACCTGCTACACGGGGTCGTATACGAGCGGTAGCGGCATATTTGGTAAACCAGAAGAGGTACGGACGCTATGATGCGGTCAAGACAGCGTGCGAACGGCTTGCGGACCAACTTGGGTACGCGGACCGGGCTGAGGAGATGCTTAGCCGGTCAATCCTTGACGGGCTTGTCTAAGCCCGGACGATGGGCGGTAGATATCAGGATGGTAGAGTCATGGGCCAAGATGGCCGAAATGTTCCGGGACCGTGGGAGACTATGACCGGACGGGTACTTGACACAAGTACCGGACCGGGTTAGACTGGAAGGTACTGGAACGGGATGGGACTATTACTAACAGTACCGGTACTGTAATACTAATACCATTACAATATACCGGTACCGGTTAAGAGTAATGGTACCAGTACCGGATAGGAATTTCTTAGGGTAACAGATAACTTGGAATCTGTCAACGGACATGAGGATAGGACCATGGGAAAGACATACGTAAGCCACAAAGAATATCTCCGGGCTCGCAGAGAGACCAGACTCAAGGCACGTGAAGCCAGAGAACGGTCCGGAGGAAGATGGCAGGATGGTAACTTCTGGACTGGGGATACTGAACGTTTGCAGTTCACGTCCCCGCCAGATGATGAAATCAGGATAGACCCCATTAGGCTAAATACACAGTACGACTGGGTTAACGCAGACTGGGCAGAATATGACCGGATAGCGGAGTACAATTAACCGTGGCTAGGCTAATCTGTATAGTTGCATGTTTCGTAGTGGGGCTTATGGCTATTGGGCTGTCCTTCTGGACGGGAGACTTTACCAGCCTACCGTGGCAAATATCGACGGTAGGCATGGCCCTTACCGCATTCTTTGGCAGAATTTGACAATACCGGATTTGCCTGTTAGGTTATAGGACCTGCCATGGGAGAACAAATGAAACTTGCATTACGCATTCTGGGTAGCCTACCCTTGTGGCTAGGGTACTGGGTTATGGCAATCCCGTTGTGGATCATCGGAGCCATTACCATCCCGATCATGGCCCGGTTTGCTTCTCGGACGGCCTATAGCCGCCCTAGCAGGGCCTATGCTGACGGACGGCCCGTGTACTCGTGGAAATGGGACTGGTACAATTACATCTTTGGGAACGAAGAGGACGGTATCTCTGGGGCAGTCTGGTACCGCTACGAACATGGTGATTGGACATGGTACAAGCGGACGGTCATGTGGTCCGCGTTCCGGAACCCGACCAATAACATGCGTTTCTGGACATGGTGCAATCCCCGCATTAGACCGGACGAAGTAAGGTTTATGGGAGAGCCCGCCCCGGAGGACGCTGGTATTGCTACGGGCAGGTACGTATGGACGTACGTATGGCAAGGGGCATTCTCCGGACTCAAGCTTGTGATACCGTTCCGTGGCAAGTTCTACCGATTCTGGATCGGCTGGAAGCTTAGACCGGAAGACCGTTATGGGGTTAGCCCGGACGATTACCGTTTCCCGCGATGCGGATTCGGGACACAATTCAAGAGGATACAAACATGACCACGCGCGAGGAAGCAGAAGCTGTTTGGCGCAAAGCGTATGTGCAGCGACTCATGGATGCACACAACTTCAATCTGGAAGATGCGACGGCGCTCGCCGATGCGGGCGATGTCGATCTAGCCATTAAACCAGAGGATGCAGCCGATGACGAAATCAGCTACTGGGATGCTGATGAATAGCTGGATACCTATATCAGAGCGCATGCCGACGCGCGAGGAGACGAACGGACACGACAATGTGTGGGCAGTGGATGAGCGCGGCACGCATTGGATTTGGGACTACGTGATGATGCCTATTTCCCGGTTCGCTCGTCCGCCGATTGCGTGGCATGCGCACCCCCGCTACACGCCGCCGAAGCCGAGTCCGACGGACAACGAATGTACTGAGTTGATCTATCGCATCACCAACGAGCGATGGGACGAGAGCGCAGTCAAAGGTTGGTTCGCCGACGTGACGGCGCGGATTGAGAAGGAGAAGGCACGGTGAGCGGACAATTCTGGGTAGTCTGGGCCGAAAATGGCGGCACGCCTGTCGTGCAGCACCCTACCGAAACATCGGCGACCCACGAGGCCGAGCGCCTTGCGCGCCTTAATCCTGATAAGCGCTTCTATGTGCTTGAAGCAATCGGGCTGCGCTGCGTCACTAACATGATGCGCGTCGATCTGCGTGGTAACGAGGTGCCGTTTTGAACGTCTTCCGCGAGCCGACTATCGAACTGCCGCAGCCGTTCTACCTGTCGTCCGGTCGAATCATGCTGAGCACCGAGGAGCCTGTAGACCTACTCGTGCCCGACGCCGAAGCCCTGCTCGAAGTGCTGCTCGACATCTGCCCGAATGCGAAAGCGCTCGCGCATAACTGGCTACTGGAGGAACAGAAACGCGAATACATGGAGGGCGGGAAGCCGTGAGCAAGACCGATTACATGTTGGCTAACAGGGATATTGCCCTGTTCATGTCAGACAAGCCTGATAATGCTACTTATCAGACTCTGTGCCCTGTCTGTCTAGGCGGTAGGACCAAAGAAGAAAAGCTGTATGTTACCGGGAACCGGGACGGGTACGTATTCATTTGCTTCCGGGCTAACTGTGGATTCAAGGGGCGGAAAGGCCAGCAAGTGGAACCGGGATACGGGCATCGGGAATTCGTCCCTAGACCGTTCGAGCAAGAGACGGTTCAAGGGGAAACGGAATTTGAGCGGTTCGCCGGGATAACCCGTCTACGGAAGGATACTACTACGCGAGTATTCGAGTGCAGAGGACTGGACGGCGCTCTACGCGGCCACGTGACTAGGACAGCGGACAAGCAAATCAAGACATACAGGCTGTCCCCGTGTATTTACTACACAAAAAGCAGGGATTCCAGAAATCCATTATGGATAATGGAAGACCCTGTTTCTGCGGCCAAGCTGAATTATTACAACCCGCTTATGGTTGGGCTGGCATTACTAGGAACCGACTTGTCTAATGCTGTGCGGGATGATATATGCAAATATTCGTCAGGGACTGCTTACGTTGCGCTCGACCCCGGTGCGGAGGAAGCAGCGGTATCCGTGATAAACAGCCTAACGGCCCGTGGTATAAATGCCGTGTTCGTGCCTTTACAGAAGGACATAAAGGATTTAGAATCGACGGAGATTAGAGAACTCGTCAAGACATATACGGGGATTTAATGACACCCAAAGCACTATTGTCGGCGGCTATCGCTGACCGGGACGCATTCGATTCGATTGCGGCCAGCGAGGAACCGGGATCATTCCCGGACGAACTTAAGCCTATCTGGGAGGGGGTGAAGAAATATTATGAGCTTTCTCCGGAAGCAGAATCTGCGGATATTGATACTGTCGTGGCGTATTCGGTGGACGGTATGGCTAATCCGAAGCATCGAAAGGCGACGGAGGCGCTTGTACGGGAGACTGGACCTTCTGCGAGTCACGGAAAAAATCCTAAAGAGCTAGTCCGTCTGGCCGGACTATCCCGTGTCCGGAACGAACTGGCAGTAGCCCTCGGTAGTAGACAGAAGTACGAGGACGTAGAGCCCCTGTTGCTACAGTTCCAGTCCCTGTCTATACCGGAATCAGACGATCCGGAACTCGGCTGGAACGGGATTGTCCGTAAGCGGACGGACCGTAAAGGCCGGATGCGGGTATCCCCCAAGGGGCTGAACGAAGCCCTTGGGGGCGGTCTGCTGCCCGGACATAATCTGACAATCTTCGGACTTACCGAGACGGGAAAATCCGCCCTCGCCCTGTCTATGGCGGTAGGCTTCGCCCGCCGTGGCCACAAGGTACTATATGTCATCAACGAGGATGCCGTGCAAGACCTGATGCTCCGGGCTATTTCGTGCATGACGGGCCGGACATATGACATTATGGAACAGGCCCCAGACGAAGCGGAAGCGGAGGCTATCCGACTGGGTATCGGTAATCTGGTTATGAGAGAGCTGGCCCCCGGCACTCTGGGAGAATTGGAGAAGCTGGTTAGACAGCACAAGCCCAAGGTACTCGTGGTTGACCAGCTACGGAACATTGACGGGAAGAAATCCAGCAACAACACGGAGCGGCTGGACAAGGTAGCCCAAGGGGTGCGGGCTATAGGAAAACGGCACAAGCTGGTCACTATTTCCGTCACCCAAGGAGCCGACTCTGGACGGGATAAGGCTTATCTGGATACCGGGGATATTGACTCGTCTAACGTAGGCATCCCCGGTGCGGCGGACGTGCTCGTGGGGGTAGGCATGAATGATGCCCTGTACCGCGCCGGTCAGCGGGTGCTATCCCTGTGCAAAAACAAGTTGACAGGCAAGCATGCCCATATTACGGTAAATATCCGGCCCGAGATTAGTCGCTTCACTACAGGAGATTGAACGAACATGAATATTAGCTATGCGGACGCTCTTGACGGGGTACTCGGCAAGGATGATATTGACGGTGTTGTAGGACTCATAGAGCAGACGAAGAACTGGGGTAACATTCGCGGGCGAGTACCCAGCTACTTGATTGTAGCCCTTGTAGATGAAATCAAGAAGCTGAAGGAACAGCAGCTTAATTTCTACAAAACCCACGGTATCAAGACGGGGGAGTAATGGCCCTTCCGTTCTACCTGCAAGAGCCGGGACCGGATAACTATAGCCGGGATGATGTCCCGTACCTGTTCGTAGACTTTGAGACGACTAACCTCGACAAGGGAGACCCCCGGAACCCGTCTAACGGGGTTGTCATGTGCGTGGTACGGGATGCCGTAAATGGGGTACACAAGGTAGACCAGCAGAAGTACCCATGGCCCAAGAAGTGTGTGCTGGTAGCCCACAACGCCAAGTTTGAGCTAGGATGGTTCCGTAGACTGGGGGTAGACACTAAAAACTGGCTGGTATGGGATACCATGATCGCAGAGTATGTACTGGCTGGTAATCGCAAATGGGATTTGTCTCTAGACGGGACGTGCCGAAGACGGGGGATTCCCGGCAAGGCCGCCTTGGTGGACTCCATGATGTCTAGTGGGGTGTGCCCGTCCGAGATACCGGAACGGTTGCTGCTGGCCCGCTGCAAGCGGGACGTGGAGAGTTTGGCGACATTGCAACGGGAGCAGGAGCAGTTACTTAAAGCGGACGGGCTGATGCCCGTATTCTTTACCAGATGCATTGTTACTCCCGTGTTGTCCGAGATTGAATCGCAGGGTATGGTGTTAGACGAGAAGAAAGTGGAGCAAGAATATGCCAAGCAAACGCAAGAAAAAGCCCGTATCGAGCAGTCGCTCGCACAAATTTCCGGGGGGAGTAATCTTCGCTCAGGAAAACAACTTGGGGAATTGCTGTACGATAGACTTGGATTCCCCGAGCCGCGAGACAGGCGGGGAAACCCGGTCAGGACGCAAGCAGGTGCCCGTCCCACGGACTCGGACACAATCGCGGCCCTCACGGGCAAAACCCCGGAACAAAAAGAATTCCTCAAGGCGTTCGGCGCGTACCGACATGCCGATAGTGCGCTGGCAAAGTCCCTTGAATTCTTCAAAGGAGTCTGCGAAGAAAAAAGAGGCGTCTTCTACGCCAACTTTAACCAGTGCGTTACAGCCACACATAGACTGTCTAGTTCGGGACAGCGGATATTGGTACGTGGGAGAACTCGCGGAGCCCAGTTCCAGAACCTACCTAGAGAGTACAAGTCTCTTTTCTGGTCTGGGGACGAGGATTACGTTATGGTGGAAGCGGACGGTATGGGGCTGGAGTTTCGCGTGGCGGGTGAACTGGGGAACGATCCGCAGGTATTGGCGGACATCGTTTCTGGGGAAGACGTACACCGATACACGGCTAGCATTATCTTTGGTGTGGTGCCTGATGATGTCACGGGGAAGCAAAGAACAGCAGCCAAAGCCCATACATTCAAGCCCTTGTTTTCAGAAGGAAATTCAGGCACTCCCCGCGAACGGAAATACTACAAAGCGTTCAAGGAAAAGTACAAAGCCCTGACGGATGAGCAGGAGACATGGGTTGCCGGAGCAATGCGGCATGGGAGTATCCGTCTACCCTCCGGGCTAATAACGTACCACACATTGAAGATGCTCCCCTCTGGATACGTGATGGGAGCTAATCAGGTACGGAATATCCCTATCCAGTCTTTTGCTACGGCCGATATCATCCCGGTATCCCTCGTCTACACTTTCTGGGAAATGAAGGAGCAGGGGATAGACGGGGCATTGGTAAATACGGTCCACGATAGCATCGTGGGATATGTCAGGAAAACGGATGTTGACAAGTTCCATAAGATAGTAGTAGACTGTTTCCTTGATCGTACTTACGAGTACGTTGATAAGGTTTATGGTAGAGCAATGACTGTGCCCCTAGGTGTCGGCTTCAAGGCCGGTAAGTATTGGGGGGAGGGTGAAGAAATCAAGACTTCTAGGAGGTACGTGAAACATGGCTAAGGTTACTGGCAAGGTATACAAGGTTTACTGCAAGGCGTTCAACGGCAAGAATAGCTACTCCGTCAAGCTGGACGGAAACGACGTGTACTACCGGAATAACAACAAGAACCCCGGAGACATCGAGGGCAAGACCGTGGAATTCGAGGCCGGGGATGTGAACGATGCAGGCAATGCTGCTTACATCAATGGCAAAATCACTATCGTTGATACGTCTGGCCCGTCCAAACCAGCCGGTTCCAGCGGTGGGGGTAGCTGGGGAAGCAAGAACGAGCCCGCTATCCATTACCAGAATGCAGCGGGGCGGGCAATCCCGATGGTGGACCTGCTGATTCGGAACGGGGCTATCAAGCTGCCCGCCAAGACAGCAGCTATTGCAGAGGTCATCGAGGCGGCTGTGGACCACTACACGGCCCAGTTCTTCGAGGATATCACCACGTTCGGGGCTGTGGGCCGGGCTAACGGTGAGGGAACGGCAGAAGCCTCAGAGAAGCCGGGCAAGCCTGCTGTAGACGAGGACGAGGACGACTGATACCAAAGAGAGGCGTAATCTCCGGTAGCGCCGGAGAGGCGGGAACTGCCTGAGTGCCCTATGCCGGGAGTGTGTAGTTATGCCGGACATCAGCGCCGGATAAGGCAGAAATGGAGGCTGCCAACTCTCCTTTTTATAGGAGGACTAATGTCTAGAATAGCCCTGATAGATGCCGATGTGTACGCTTACTCTTGCGGGTTCGCTACACAGAAGACGTTGCATGGGGTTTTCGGGGACGAGCCCTACGTGGACGCAGAGCCGGTAGAGCACGCATTAGCACTGGTCAAGGGCTCTCTGGCTAAGCTGGAGAGAATATTAAAAGAAATTGGTTACGGAGAATCTCATTATTATTTGACAGGTAAAGATAATTTCAGGATAGCCGTTGCACAGGTAGCTCCGTATAAAGGCAATCGTGTGCAGGAGAAGCCGGTTCACTACCAAGCTATCCGGGACTACATTAAAAAGAAGTATGGGGCTAGTGTGGAAGACGGATGGGAGGCGGATGATGCGATTGCATCCGTTTCCCATTCCCTAGGGCATGATCCGGCTAGCTGCCTTATCGTGTCCCAAGACAAGGATTTGCTTACAGTACCGGGTATTTTGTATAACCCACGAAAAGATAAAATCTATTCCACTTCCCCGGCCATGGCTTTAATCAGAGAATACCGGCAAATACTTACCGGGGATACGGCGGATAATATTCCGGGATGCTACAAGATAGGCCCAGTGAAAGCAAAGAAGATTATCCCCAAGGGGTTGACAGAGAAAGAAGGCCGGGTTAGGCTAATCAAAGCGTTCAAAGACTCTATAAAACTTCCCGGATGCCCCTACGCCCACAGGCTACCGGAAGATGTGTTGGAGGAAATGGGGCAACTGGTTCATCTTAAACGATTTCGGGAGGATGTATGGAAAATGTGATTAAGGTCATTAGTGGGATTAAGGGCATGTGCGACAAGGCGAAGGAATGCGGCTTGCAGGATGCCGACTTTATCTCTATTTTGTGCGCGATGGCCTGCGTGGCGGCTTTAGAGGAGATGGAGGAACTCTCTAAGGGAAATGCTCCCACCGCGTCTATCGGGGCCTTCTACGAGGCCATCAGTGCTTCCTGTGATAATGATGTCAAGGCCCTGTATATCAGACAGGCAGAGGCGTTCATTCGTGAGGGCATCCCGTTCCAGCCCGCCATATCCCTTACTATGGCTAAGGTTACGGTAGAGAGGCTCCTCGCGGAGGCTGCATAAATGCTCCCAGAGAGAAGCCGTTACGATGTCCCCAGTAAAGAGGAGTGCCCTGAATGCGCAGGGACAGGGGTATCGTTAGAGACAGAAGGAAACGGTTACTACGACAACAAACAGAAACGATACGTAACCGTTACCCGTGGATCGGGGTGCCCCTTGTGTCTGGGAATTGGGAGAGTCTCGTGGCCCGCAGTAAGGTAGTCCGACGCGGGGGGAAGGTGTACTCCCGTTCCGGTCTGGAACGGTCTATCATGGCCGGGCTAGACCGGGACGGGGTACCGTATGAGTATGAGAAGGCTACGTTCCGTATTGGTCTACACGTAACCGGGCACTCTTGCGAGCGGTGCGGCCACAAGGGCATCATACAGTATACCCGCTATACCCCGGACTTTAGACCGTACCCCGGAACCAAGGGATTCTACGTTGAGGCCAAGGGAAGGTTCACAGGCCGGGATCGCCGCAAAGCGCTAGCCATGAAAACGGACTGGCCAGCAGAAGAAGTACGGTACGTATTCATGCGGGATAACAAACTGTCCAAGAGCAGTAAGACCAAGTACTCCGACTGGTGTAAGGACAACGGATTCAAGTATCATGTGGGGAACGAAATCCCTAAGGGGTGGTTACGGTGAGCAGGTTCTCCCACGAGTGCCCGACATGGGGCGGAATTACCATAGACGAACACGACAGCGCCTTTGCCGGTTGCTGGTGCTCGTTTGGTAAAGAAGACGCAGTGGCTACCAAGTTCAAGATAGCCCGGCTAAAGGATAGTCCGTTCGATGGGTATAACCCGGATGCAGACATTGATTTGGGGGAGGGAACATGATCGTAGGACTTACCGGCAAAGCCGGTTCCGGTAAAGACACGATAGCTGACTACCTTGTACGGGATCACGGGTTCCTGAAGATGGGGCTAGCAGACCCTATCAAGGAAATTCTCAACGAGAGATTCGGGTGGGAGCCCTCCTATTGGGAAGACAGGGAATGGAAGGAAGCCCCACACGAGTGCAACGGGTACGATGGGAGGCGAGAATACTTCTCTCCTCGCTCGTGGGCACAATGGCTAGGAACGGAAGTGGGCCGTAGGCTGGACCCGGATATCTGGGTCCGGGCTCTCTCCGTCCGGCTGGCCCAGTCGAGCGGAAACGTAGTAATCCCCGACATCCGTTTCGATAACGAAGCCGTACTGGCTGATCGGGTTATCTTGGTAGTGAGGGAAGCAGCACCCCCCGTATCCAAGCATTCCTCCGAGAACGGGGTATCGTCAAGATACGTAGATCATGTGGTGCACAATAACCAGAGCCGTGCCCGTCTCTATAGCATTATAGACGAGGTATTGGGCCTATGATAATTGAAACGCAAGCCGGGTACTTCGGCATTGATGATCCGTGCCCGCCCATAGACATCGTAGCGCACAGCCTCGGTAACTTGTGCCGTTTCACGGGCCATTCCAGCATGTTCTACTCCGTGGCAGACCATAGTGTGCTGGTATCCCGTCTGGCAGAGTGGCTAGGGGGAGACCCCATGGAGGGATTGCTGCATGACGCCCACGAATGCCTTATGGGGGATATGGCTAGCCCGTGGAAAGACTGCTTTCCCCGGTTCCGTGAGATAGAGAAGCACGTGGCGGCGGGACTTCTCCGGGGTTACGGAAAAGTGGCTGTCTTCGGGCAAGAGACCAAGAGAGCCGACATGATAGCCCTGTTCATGGAGACTGAGCATTTTCTGCCTAGCCGGGGATACACTTGGGCTGGCCGGGAGAAGTACGTAGATGACCTGTCCCACGCCAAGATGGCCGGAATCATTTTGCCAGACGATGTATTCCGTTACCCGCATGATGGAGCCGCCCGGTTCCTTGAAAGGTTCCAATGGCTAACCCGGCACTGAGCACAGAAGACCTAGAGAACATCCTAGAGGCCCTTAGAGGGGCTTACGAGGAATTAACTACCCTAGAGGCCGACAAGGAGTGGTACTGCACATCCGGCAATCTCATGGAGCAGCTGGAACAGGCAATCGAAACATTGGAAGGAATTATAGAATGCGGATTCTGATGTTGGATATTGAAACTGCCCCCACTATCTCCGCCGTGTGGGGACTGTGGAACCAGAATATCGGTATTACCCAGATTCTTGAGCCGGGGTATACCTTATGCTGGTCTGCCAAGTGGTACGGGGAGAAGGGAGTAATGTTCGGCTCTATTCGAGGAGGTAAGGATAAAATGCTCCGCACTATCCACAGGCTCATGGAAGAGGCGGATGCTGTATGCCATTACAATGGGCTAAAGTTCGACTTGCCGACGATCAACAAGGAATTTGTACTGGCCGGAATGTCTCCTCCTAGCCCCGCCAAGCAAATAGATTTGCTACGGGTAGTCAAAGGCCGGTTCCGGCTCGTGTCTAACAAGCTGGATTTCGTGGCTCAGGCCCTTGGGCTTGGCAAGAAGATCAAGACAAAAGGAATGGAACTATGGTTCGGCTGCATGCATGGGGATCGAGCGGCATGGCGCTCCATGGAGCGTTACAACAAGCAGGACGTGGTGCTCTTGGAGAAGCTGTACACCCGCCTCCGGCCGTGGATCAAGCATCATCCGATTCATACATTAACCGGCGACAGGCCGCTATGCCCCACATGTGGGAGCAAGGAAGTCAACGCTCGTGGGATTGCCCGCACCAAGGTAGCCGAGTATAGGCGCTTCCAGTGCAAGCCGTGCGGTAGTTGGTTCCGGGATAATGTGAATCTGGTGCCCCGGAATAGCAAGAAGTACGTGGGGGCCGCATGAACGAATACGAGAAGGTTCTGGTATGCGGAGGGAGGGACTATGGCGAAGCCGATAAAGTGGAGGAAGTTCTGTCTGCCTTAGACCCCTCTCTGATAATCGAGGGGGGAGCAAGAGGGGCAGACTCCCTAGCCCGCCTGTGGGCAACAAAGAACGGGGTACATGTCTGTACCGTAAATGCTCTATGGGATTTTTACGGTAAGCAGGCAGGCCACATCAGAAACTCTGTTATGCTGTCATTGAACCCAGATTTGGTCGTAGCCCTTCCGGGAGGCAGGGGGACTGCTAACATGGTTGCGCAGGCCCGAGAGGCCGGTATAGAAGTATTGGAGGTGCAGTAATGTCTACCGAAGAGCCCCCAATCTGGGAGAAGATATTCCAAGAACGACTAAAGGCTTTCCGGGAAAGTGAGGCCCCCAAGACAACGGAATCCGCCCCGGAACTTGCTCCTGTAGCTGAAGTACCGGCTATCAAGTCGGTCCCTTCTAAGCTGGCAGCTAAGGCCATACATCCCCATACGCTCCGCCCGGAAATGATAATCCGGCAATTGCTGGGGGTAACGGATAAAATCGGGGAATTGGTGGTGGTAGCCAAGATTGAGGACCAAACGGTACTCATGGCCTCTAGCGAGACCTCCGGTACATTCCTGACTATTGCTGGGGCCATACTCGAACAAGCAGGAGTGAAGGCACTAACCGCCCCCAGCCCCGGTACAGGGGGGAAAAGAGCATGACCTGCCCCAAGACGGTTGTCTATCAGTGGACTGTAGGGGATAGGGTTGTAGTAATCCCCTTAGAAGTAAACGGAAGCGTGGCTATGGTCCGATACGATGGGGTGGCTTGTGATTATTACGTTAGATATTGGTACGAGGGAAAGTTAGTACAGGAATGGATACCGGAGATGTATTTGAGAACCTCGTAAAGAATTAGCCCCTTGGGCAAGGTGTAAGGCGACTAAGGGCACACGCCTGTAGTTAGCCCGCATTTAAGCTATGGCCCGTAGTAAAGTCCTCTCTCCAGCTTGATCGACTGGGAGGGGCACTAAAATAATAAAGCCCCTGTTTAGGGGCTTTTTTCGTTCTGGAGAGCCGCCGCCCGGCACTTGTAATACTGCCCGGCTACCTCTATCAGCTTTAGGGCCGTGGCCCCGAAAGTATCATTACTTAGCGGGGTCAGTTCCGGGCACGATGCTATCACCAGCGGGGAGGGGCCGGTTTTGGAGGGCAGCGTCAATGCTGCGCATCCCGTCAGGAGTATTGCGGCACTCACGATAGACAGGCTTTTCCACAATTTCACGTTCTAGTACCTGCTTTGTAGTTTTGTTGATAATCTCAATCTTGGCTATTTCTTTGGCGGCAGCAATTTGGGCTGCCTTCTCCGTAGCCGCGACACGGGCTTCTATCCGGGCCTGAGTAGCCGTCTCCATATCCCGGCCCGTCTTGAGCCCGAACAGAAAGCAACCTATCAGGGCCACTAGCACACCGATTGCAACATAAGGATTAATTAACTTAAGCATAATATAGTAATCTTATAGTAATCTTAAAACCTAGTTGTCTAGTCTAGCCCTTAGCCAATAATGATATTCTTATTAACCGTCTAATCCATCCCCGCCCGAATACATTCCATTTCGCCATTCGCGAATAGAGAAGGGCTCGTTCCGTCTGGAAGTTAACCACAAAGTCGGGGCCGGGCTTTACAGAAGAAGCTAGGTTCAAGGAACGCCCTACGCCCATGTTAACGGCGCAATCGAACATGCACAGGGCTTGGCCCCAGTCCGTTATGCTATCTCCCCGCACCTTGTCCCAATAGTCCCTCTTGTACAGGGCCTTGGCCCGGTCTATGGTCAGGTTCGGTATATCCTCGTTCGGGTAAGCCCGTTTGGAAATACCATACTTGGTCTCCCCTCCGGGGTCTCGTGGGTCGTTGACATAGCCGCCTTCTTCCCCGACTACTATCTGGAAAGCCCGGTCAAAGAATCCCATTACAGGAACTCCTTCATCCGGTTTTCCCATCCCTTTGCAAAGGCCCGCCCCCGGCTCGTCTGGGATAGCTTGTGTAGCTTACCCAGCCTGTCCATAAGCACAGATTCATACAGGCTAGCCGGGTCTGCGGCTTGTACCGCCTCTTGTGTCTGGGGGCCTAGCCGTCCGTCGGGCTCTACCCCTGCGGCTTTCTGTAGCCAGCGGATAGCATCCTGTGGGCCGTGCTGAACGGATGCATCTACTAGGAGGGACTTTAGCCTGCTGTCCGGCAGGAACTGGAATGGAGCCGCGTACTGGGATTCTATTATTCGCTGCGCAGTGGCTTTATCCAGTTTGGCAACGTCAGAGGGAGTAGCCGGTTTCCCCAGCCAGTTAGATAGAGTTAGCTGGGTGATACCGTACTTGGTTGGCCCGCCCTTGTCTTTGGGGTGGTGTACGTAGCCGCCTTCTCGTTTTATTACTGCTTGAGCCTCACTCATTTCTTTATTCCTCTTCTGTGGCGCCAGAGGTCAGGGCGGTTAGATACCCCATAGCTTTAGCCGTAGCTGCCGTGGGCTTGCTTAGAGTGGCGGCCAGTATCTGTAGCTGCTTGAGTGATCCCGGATCGAATAGAATCTTCTCTAGGGCGTCGCCGCCGAAGAACTTGGCTACGGGCCGGGCAATGAATGCTGGAGAACGGGTAGCTAGGGCAGTTGCGGTTCCGGGAAGGTCTACACCACGGTTGAACTGCCCCGCCCGTTCTTGGATTAGGCGGATAGCCGCCAAGCTACGTTCTATGTGGTCTAGCTCCGGCTTGGTCCACATATGAGCCGCAACTATCTTGTCTCCGTTGGTAAGGGCCTTGACAAATTCCTGCGGGTCTATTCCGGCGCTAGTAGAGCGGGCTCCGAGGTCTTTCATCCCACCTAGAACCTGCTGAATCTTCCATTGTTTGATATCCCGGATCAGGTTCGGGTCTACCCGGTTAGCTGTATTAATCATGCGTACTTGCTCTGCGGGAGTTGCCCGCATGATGGCATCAAATGCCTTAGCCGGGCTGCCCATACCGGCTGTCTCCCCGAACAGGATTCCCATGGCGGAATTACGGGTAGCCTCTTCGGCGTCCTTGAAGGCGCGGTATTGGGCGTTAGCAATCTCAAAGTTCTTCCACGAATCTTCCAGCTCGCTGGGGATGGTAGAGCCTGAGGCCCGGATATTCTCCCTAACCGTTTCAAATGCCTTTACGTCCGCGTCAACGGCATCTACCAATTCCTTGCCTCTGCGATATAGGGCCTCGTTCTGGGGGGTGTTACCTAGGCGATACAGGGCTGAGCGCATGGTAGCACCTACCCGTCTAAGGGTAATCATGTCCTCCATGCTGGTACGAATCTGCTGGAACCCAGCTTCTTCTGATAGCCCAGCAATGTTAGGTCCGGGAACATCGGTAAACCACTTCTCAAGAACCTGCCGATACTTTTGAGGAAGGTTAGGCAGAAGTTGCTCGATGTCGGCGCGGGCAAACTTGCCGGAACGGCTGAACCAGTCGGCAGTCTCATTCATCTTAACCGGGAATGGGGTATCGCTTTTGCGGGCAAGTTCTAGGGCCTTGTCCAGCGATTTCCCATAAGCCGCCGATGCGGCCTTCTGGTTGGCTATACGTACTTTGTCTACTGCTCCGCGTAGCCGGTGAGCAAGCTCATAGTCACTGATGTCCTTGCCCGGTGTAATTCCACGGGTAATGTTCTTGTTCAAGGCGTCCAGTTGGTTAGCTGCGAACTGTCTAGCCCTCGTGGCCGCTACCTGCGCCTCTAGGTTCTGGATGCCTACACTTCCGGTACGCTGGCCCGCCGTGAGGGTGTTCAAGAACTCTTGCCATTCCGGGCTCTTGGCCAGCTTGGCTATATCCGCTTCCACACGCGCGTCTCGAGGAGCATTCAGAATACGCTTGATGCTGTTCACTATACCGGGCTTCAAAGACGGGAGCACGGCAAGAGCGGCCCCAAGGCCGCCGCCTAGGGCGGCATTAACGGCTCTCCACTTAGGTCCCTCTGCGTCAGAGTCATAAGCCGCAGCGGCTCCTACTGCGCCTAGCCCCGCCCCTCCACGGATGGCACTACCAATAGTGGTACGCAATTTCCCCACAAAGGCCCCCGCCTTGGTGGGGCTAAGAGGTAGCCCCGTAAGAACCTCGGAAGCCTTGGTTACTACGCCCGTATCCGGGTCTTCCGGTCCGAATACTTCCCCCTCTAGGCTCTTGTAAGCCTGCGTAAAGTCTTGCTCGTTTGTGCCGGGGACTACGTTAGACATTAGTTGGCCCGGCCCGGCAATCAGGGCTCTGGGCACCCCACGGGCAAACGCTTTACCAGCACGGCCCATTCCCTCTAGCTGGGCCTGCTGCTCTTCTCTGGAGGTAGGAGGAGCCATTCCAAACTCGGCCGGGAAAAGTACGCGCGGAGGCTCCGGCTGTTTATATCGCCCACGGGTAGTCGGGCCGCCCCCTACAGCCGCTGGGCGAGATGTCTTTAGCGTTTCAATGTAATCCATGACTTCATTGGCCGTAGCTTCGTCTCCCTCTCTAAGGGCCTGATCGGCTATGTCCATAAGCTCATTGATATCTTGATTAGCCATTAGCGGCTATTCTCCCTTTTGATACGTTCAAGCCGTTGGCGGGCGGTCTCCCCTTTAGCTGGGCCGCCCTGCGCTGGAGGAGATTGCGTTGGTACTGCCTTTGTGGGGGCAGCTTGCGGCTGATACAGCCCAAGTTGCTCGGCTCTTTCAGAGCCTTCCCCCCACAGAGGTTCATCGGGGGTGTCCAGCTTGTTACCCGTCCACAATCGGCGCACATCATTCCACGTTGTTTCCAAATCCTCGCGGAGTACGGAAGCCATCGCGTTAGCGTCCCCAGAGGCTCCTAGGGCCTTTAGGGATACCTTGAAGTCGTTGTCAGATAGCCGCCCGCCCGGATCGCGGATACGGGCACGAGAGTAGGCCATATCAATTACCAATGCTTCCAACTGAGAGTAGTTTACCCCGAGTCTGTTAGCTTCTGCCGCAATCTTCGGGCGGGCCGTGCTGAATGCTGCCCGTCCTTCTGGCCCCTGATCTTGGATGATCTGGGAAGAAGTAACCGGGGTAATTCCCAGCAATCCTTGAATTTCCTGTAGAACTGGGGCTACGGCCCCGGCCGTCTTGGTTCCCGTTCTAGGGGCACGGGCTAGGATGTCTATGGTCTTCTTGACTCGATCTGTGTATCCTAGCCACCCGGCCATCTGGTTGCGCAGATCGCCTACCGTCTTCTTGGTAAGCCCAGAGGCCCCCGAGGCCCCTGCCCCTCTTTCTTGGGGCATACGGCCGTAATATTCCGCCTTGGCCTCGTCTAGCTTGTTCTGGTAGAAAGAGCGTTCTTCAGCGGTGCTGGCCTTGCTTAGCGCAGCTTCCGCCGCTTGTAGCCTAGAGAGGGCCATTGCGTTAGTGTTGGCTGTCTTGGCTCCTGCGGTATATTCAATGTCCGTCTTTAGCTTTCTGCGTTCTAGCTGGGCGTCCCGGATTTGGCTAGCCTGCTTTAGTATAGTATCGGCTTCTTGGTAGTTACCGTTAGACAGAAACTCCCTCGCGGCATTCTCAAGAACCTGAGCACGGGCCTCGTCCGGGTCCATCCCATCCTTTACCATGCCAGCCGCAGACTGGGCCGCCTGTTGCAGGATACCCTGATTGTAGGCGGCCGTCTTGTCCCGTTCCGTTAGCCCGATCCCGTGCTTACGGAGGGCCTGCCGGAGGGTAGAGCCCGCCATATTGGCCTGCCGTACCCAGAAGTCCGGTTGATCTTTATTAACCTGCGCAAGCTCTGCCTCACGGCGAGCCCGTAGAGTTTCCGGAGTCAGTAGGGCTTCAAATGCATTTGTTGACATATTAGATTATCCCCAAAGAGTGTCGCGCATTCCGCTAGAAGTAATCGGGGCGGAAGTAAGCGGGGCTATAGAACCATAGTATGGCTGCCCGTTAACCATTGTATTAGTCAAGCCGCTAGAATATCCGGAAGAACGGCTCGTACCGCCCCCGCCAAAGCCCCCGCCAGAAGACTGGGCTACTGGTTGTGGTGAGGTAGGCATAGCAGATGGAAGGCCGTTGGATGGTAGCTGGCCTCCTTGGTTCCAGAATTGCATAGAATCCTGTAGTCTGCTCGATCTGGCCGCTGCGGCCTGATCTATGCGAGCCTTTTTAACCGGGTCTTTTAGAACCTCTTGATATCTCAAATACTGGCTTTTTGTATCATCGTCCCATTGATCCCAATACCGCGTATCCCATCCGTCTGGGGCGGTCCACGCGGTCGTTCCTTTAGGCATGTTTCCACCAAAGCCTAGGGCACTAAAGAGTTTAGGAATCCCGTACAGGGCTGTCCCTATAGCCGCCGCATAAGGGGCCGCTGCTGCTAGGCCACCACCAAGACTACCTGCTGCTCCCCCGAGAGAACCCAGAGCCCCGGCTCCGCTTCCCCCCATAGACCCTAGTCCGGATAGCAGGCTTAGGGGATTACCACCCCCGCCCACGAGGGAGCTAAGTCCGCCTAATGCGCTGGCAGCGCCCCCTGCTGAACCGCCAGCGCCACCACCCCCAAGAGCCCCTAGTATGCTCCCCAAGCTACCGAGGAATCCCCCGGCCTTGGAATCCCCGCCCATGGCCCCTCCGATAGAGCTAAGGATACCCCCGAGCCCTCCGGCCGCCTGTCCGTAGTTCTTGCTTCCTAGGCCGCTTAGGAGCCCGCTAAGGCCGCCTAGGCCCGCCCCTAGGTTGCCCCCGACATTCTGCCCAAAGCCTCCTGCAAGCTGTCCTAGGAGGTTTAGCGAGCTATTACCCCCTTGTTGCTGTCCCCCGCCGAAGATTCCGCCCAATCCGCCTAGAATGCCCCCTAGGCCGCCCTCTTCGTTACCCCCAAGGGCTCCGAGAATGGCCTGCATCTGGGCATCCCGCCCGGCCGCGCCCTGCGCGAGAAGCTCCCACGCGGGGGCTCTACCAGCCTGTACCCCAAGCTGGCCTAGGTTCAAGGCTTGCCCGAAGTTAATGCCTTGCTGGCCTTGGCCGGAACCAATAACCTGATTGGCCGCTCCAAATCTTTGGAGAGCGTTGTTACGTGCCCAATCTTGGGAAGCTAGGGTACGTTCTAGGTCCGCCTGTCCTTGAGCACGGGCTAGGGCCTCTTGCTGAACGGCTCCGCCCGTACCGCCTAGGCGTCCCTGAGAGAATAGCTGTTGCTGGAGCCCTTGCGTTGCGCGGGCTTCTTCTGGAGCAGCCAGTTGCCGGAGAAGACTTAGGCGGGTATCCGCTTCCCCTTGAATAGCTCCCTGATCGTTAAGCTGATTAAAGGCCCCGACAAGTTCCGGGCTGGCCCCGCCCCACGGTCCCGGCCCTTGTCCCGGAGTTAGTGTAATTCCAGTTGTAGGATCGTAGGTCAACCCACCAAACAGGGATTGGATATTGGTAGGCTTGGCTACGGAACGGTTAGCCGCCGCATCATATTGCCCGGCCCGGTTCTTGGCCCCGTACCACGCTCCGGCCGCATCAATAAGGCCGGGAAGAAGGTCTTGGAGAGTGCCTAAGAACCCACCCCCGGAATTACCCCCACCGCTCTGGGGCGGAAGTGGAGTAGGCCCCTCGTTGGGGTCTAGGGTTAGAGGTCCGAAGTCCCCAAAACCGGGGGTACTCATTCCGCCCATGACTGGCCGGGGGCCGCCGAAGGCGGTATTAGTCCCCCCGTAGATGCGGGCGGGCTCGTTTACGTTAAATCCAAGTGATGCCATATTAGATTCCTAGTACCCCCCGCCCTTGTTGCAAGGCGGTTTGAAGTTTGCCCCCACCGTTACCCAGTCCCCCAACCCGTCCCATGAGCGTCTGCGTAGACACGGCCGGGCCGGGAGTACCCCTAGAATGGGTCATCTGGCCCAAAGGGCCGAACGGGCTAGGAGGGATTCCCCACATAGCCCCCTTAGCCGCTATGTATTCATATATGTTATTCATGTGCCCATCCCAGCTTCCGTAGAAGCACATCCCAGAACAGGGTCAGGAATGTGCCTACGGCGGAAGCGATCATTAGAACCCCGCCCATGAAGCCCTGATACTTTGTCAACGATTTTTCCATCGTGGCTAGGCGTTCCTGAATACTCTCCAGCTTTTGATTGACTTCCTTGTGGCGGTCTTCTACCAAACCGTTCGCGTGAATAAGCCGTTCCTCGGCTCGCGTTACGCGCTCTAGGATGTCATCCAATTCAGTTTCTGTCCTTGTCTTGCGGGCCATTAGGGTATAAACTCGATTGTTCTTGTAAGACCGCCCGTCATGGCGGGTATGCCGGGGAATAGTGTAGAAACGTCCCACGCCCACCGGCGCATGTTTCCATTAGTAGTAGTATTGAACCGGGATGCAAAAGTAGCAGTTCTTACTGTGCCACCGGAATCTGTAAATCTTAGGCTTGTATACAAGGCATCCACCGGAGATGAGGGGCCTTCTATAATGAGAGTCATGAAGCTGCCGTTATGTTCCCACATGCGGGTGGTCAGTCCAGTGCCTGAATTATCAGAAGTTTTACTGCCCCCTAGATAATTATAGAACCCAAAGCCTGTAGCATCTACATCAGCATAGCCGTAATTGCTAATGGGGGAGCCGTTGGCTGTAAGCTGCCCAGTAACAATCGTGAAACCTATTACCGGGGTTGCCCAGAAAGGGCCTCCGGAAGATGTGCTGCCCGTGCTCCCCGCCTCCCACATGGATGTCAGGGCCGTACCGATGGCGTCTAGCTCGTCGGATATTACATCCCCGAGAATGGTAGTCTGGCCGTCAAAAGTAGTAATGCGGGTGTAGCTCCATCCCGGAACCCCTACAAAGGCGCCATAGATCGCATCAAATTCCGCATCCAACGTAGCCCCAATAACCTTCTTGTTGGCATTCCCGGTAGCCAGCAAGTCCTTGGCTGCAAAATTGGTTAGAGGGCCGTTATATGCATCGGTCATTGAGGCGATACTGGAATTAATCGCCTCAAATTCCCGTTGTAGCTCTGCCCCTACAATCAGTTTGTGGGGATTGCCGGGGGATAGGATATCTTTCGCCCGGAAGTTGGTTAGTGGTTTGTACCCGGCCATTAGGCTAGCCTCCCCGGCATAATGTAGGCCGTGATGGATTGCACGGCAAACGGCTGGCCGTTAATCTCCGTCTCTACTCCTAGAAGCATAAACTGCCCGTCTCCAGAAGCCGGAACCTTGTCTATGCGCTGGCTTAGCCCGCCGCTGTACTCGGCGGTGCCGTAAGCCCCCGTGCCGTATTCGTCTGAGCCGTCCCCGGCGTAAGTCATCTGGTAGAACCCGAAGTCCCTCTTGAAATCGAAGAACCATTTAAGAGTTACAGTTACGCCCTTTGGGCTGAATGCAATCAGTTTGACTTCTTTCAGAATCTTGAGCATCACGTTGCCTTGGCCGTCGTCTAGCCACCCGGAACGGAATACGAAGCGGTATGTGGCTGTTCCATCCAGATACCCGCCGTATTTACCTATCTGTCCAGCCCATCCAAATAGCAAGTCTCCGTTAACCCGTCGTAGAAGGCTATTCGGTTTAAACTCAGGCCAGTCCGTAATACGATATGTCCCGTCTTGCAATGGGCGAGAGATGTCTACGCATACTGTGAGGCTATTGTCTGGGCTTGTTAGCAGGTATAGACCTTCTTCCGGGCTGAATGCTGACCGCATTTTGGTTTTGTCTACGGAAGATTGACTAAATAGAGTGATGTAGTAAGAACGGTTGTTCCCGGTCAAATCATTGAGCGGGGTGGCTTTCTCTTGTAGAACCCTGCCCAGAGAACGAATACCATTCTGGGATAGGAACACAATGTCGCCCTCTCCGATGGCTTGGATAGAATCGCGAGCGAAGCACCCAACCCCCTCTATGGTGTCCCCTACGTACATGGTAGTTGGGTCTATGCCCCGGTCAGAGCCCCGGCCGTCCGTGAACAGGAAGATGTGGCGCTTGCCAAATACTATCAAGGTAGCCCCAAAGGCTGCGAGAGCTACACCCTCGTCCGTCCCTTTAGTCCAAAGATAGCCAAGGTCTTGTAGCCCGGCCCCGTCCGCACTAGCCCACTTGGTTTCGTCTAGCAGGGCCGAGTAGTACAGGGTAGTCTTGGTCAGTGCCCACAAGCGGCCGAAGGCCCCCATGATGGCCACAACCCCGGTAGGTATTGTTCCGGAAGTAGCCGTAATGGTTGCGAAGTTGCCCGTTGTCTTGGAGGCGAGGGTGCCATCCGGCAGCTTGGCTATAACCTTGTTATTGTAGTTGGTGAATTGCCAGTCAGTGCCGTTGGGGGTAAGGGCTCCCTTCACACTAGCCCATGTGGAGCCGTTGTTAGTAGACTCCCAAACGTCGGCGGAAGAACCGGCTATAAGGCTGGTTGTACTGTCCGTCTTTACGTACTCGTGCAGTTGGGTGAACGGAGGAGAGCCCGTAGCCGGGGTAGCCGTTTCATCCGTCCATCCCTTGCGGGCGGCCAGCCTACCGGCTCCGTCTATGACGGCATTCTGAGCCTCCGTGGCCCATTCTGGAGTCAGGATACCCTGCTCCTTCTCCTTGTTTAGCCCAAGGAATCCGGGGCTAGGGAATGTTACCGGCTGTACTGGTACTGGCATGTTAGCATTCAAACATGGTTTGTTCTACCGGCTCAGAGTCGAAGTTGATGGCGTCATTGAGAGCCCGGTCAGCCATGGCCTTGAGGGTTTCCCCCTCTGTGCCTTGCCCGCCACCGCGTTCGAGGGCAGCGTAAGCAGCAGCTAGAAGATAGACAGGCTTCTCCGGCACGATGAGTATGTCGGCCTTGTCGGTAAGTTCCGGCTGGGGGATAACGAACGTGGCTTGCATCGAATACACGGCGTCCGGTTTCGGGTACAGGCTAATAGTGATCCCAGAGGCTGCGCGCTTGATCGAGTACAGGCTAGGGATTGCATTGGAAGCCAGATTCCATGCAATATCAGCCCGCATCAGTTCCCGTGGCTGCATATGAACCCGGCCCAGAACAGATACCGTCTTGTTGAAGAAGGCAGGTCTACCGAACATATCCTTGACTAGATACGAGCGTTCGTTGGTAGTCCCGCCAGTACCCACCCCAGATGTACCGAGATTGTAATCTTGGGTACCAGCTACCGTAGAGAACGTAATGTCGGTACGTAGCGCGCTCCATGGATGGGAGGCTTCTACTTCTTCCTTAGCCTGATTAACTTTCTGCCCAACAAGACGAGCATAGTCGGAATCAATCTCCGTAATAATGGGCTTACGGAGTTCTGTCATTACCTTGTTAACCAAGCCTAGGTACGTTGCCATTATTCTTCCTTGGGGGCCTCAACTGCCGGAGGCGGGGTTAGCATCTCATTGAGTGTAGCTACAATGTTCATTAGAGCCGGGGCTTCTGAGCCCTTGAGGTCTACGCGGGCTAGGAACGATAGAGTAGCCTTGATCTGGTCTTTACTTAGCATTGGATTTCTTCCCCTTCTTTTCTTTGTAACCATGGGCGTAGGCCGCTGCGGCCTGTCTTTCTGCGCCCGCCTTATTGGGGTAAACCTTACCTTTTGTACCCCATTTATAACCGCCGTCTACCCTTTTAATGGGCATATTACTTCTCCCCTCCGTTGCCGGGATTACCAAAGAATCCCTTCCACGCCATTAGTAAACCGTTGATGAGAATGAACCAGTCAGCTACGGCTTTAGGGAGCCCTTGCCAGACAGCAAAGACACCGACCGTGATTTGCAAGAATCCAAGAGTCTTCTGCCCGTGGTCAGTCCACATAAAAGCCCAGACTGTCTTAACGTGCTCCATAATGCTGTGCGTAAAAATACTCATCATAGCTCCTACTACGTGTACTCAAATTTAATCTCGCCACGAGCCCCGGCTCCGGGAGTACCCGTATCGCACCCACCGCCGCCCCCACCGGGAGCCGTTCCGGGGCTCCCACCGGAAGCTCCCCCCGCTCCGCCCGGTCCTGTGCCGCCAGCCGAGTTACCGCCGTTTCCGCTGCCCCCAGATGCCCGGCTAACACCATTACCGCCTGTCAGGTTTACGGTTCCCCCCGAGGAAGACTGCGCGGATGACATGCTAATCGCACCGCCTCCGGTAAGTGTTCCGGATACCGTAGAGGTACCTCCATTGGCGGCTCCAACAGCGTAAGACAGGGCGTCTCCTCCGGAGCAAGCCGCCGTTCTGGAACAGTAGCCACCGCCATAACCGCCTGCGCCATCGAAAAAACCTCCCGCCGCAGTCCCGTTCTTACCCGCCCCGTACACTTTCATGACAACCTGCGTTGCCCCTGCGGGAACAGTCTCCGTCCCGGAGCCGGAAGTGTAGGTAACGGTACGGGCAATGAATCGACCGCTTCGCGCGGCCTGCAAGATGCCCATTACGTCACCCCGCTGATAACGGCTTCCGTTCCCGAGTTGCACCAAATGAAGGCCATTCCACGGGCGGCAAGTGTCCGGTTCCCTGTAGTGGCCGTGTCTACAAGCCGGAGTGTTACTCCTGAGCCTTGGGTAATGGTGATGGCGGAAGCCGAGTCGTTGTAAACCGTGAACGAATAGCCTGCTGCCATGTCGCTTGTGTTGAGTGTAACCCCGGCGCTTATGGCTAGGCATTCCCCCCGCGCGAATCCGCTTGTCCGGCGCGGGATGTCCCGGAAGCCGATGCGGTGGCCGGTGCCGTTCTCCGAAAACCATACTTGGCTCGTAGCGCCCCTGTAAATTCCGGTATTCGCTTGATTTAGAAAGGAGAACGTTGGGGTGCTAGCCGAACCGTCTCCGGCTCTTACTTCTCCTGAACTAGTGAAATGTGCAAGCTCTGTAAAAGTAATCGCCGTTCCGGCGGTGCCGCTATTGGCTCGATGGAAGTGCCAGCCCGCGCCCCCATTGTCTAAAGTGATAAGCCCCGCCGTGTCCGTTACACCATAATCGTAAACGCCGTTACTGCTGGTAAACGCAACATTAATGCCGATCCCGGCATATCCACTACCAGATGCACCAAGCTGTACGCCTGTAGAACCGGCAACGTGTGATGCCAAAGGACCTAATGAAGCATACCGATTGTTAATTCCGCCTCTCGCGCTGCCGCTGATATAGAATTCTATGATTGATGGATACGCAACAATGGAATTAGTGTTGTTAACACCAATGATAACAGGATCGCTTTCCTTGCTCCAGATATAAAACGAATCATCAGACCCGCTTCCGTACCCGATGTACCCTTTCTGAGTAGACAGTGTGCCGCTCTCGTAGAACGACATGTACACATTGCCGGTCGATCCGGTTGACACCAACTGAAACACATTGCTGCCGTTTGAAAATGCTGCGCGAAGATTTCCGCCTACCGAAACGCCGATAGTATCGGCCGCATAATTGTACAAACCCGAATCGTTGTCACCCAAGAACGAGTACGCGGGAGCACTTGCGCTACCGGATGGAGCAAGCAGCGGATTGCTCCATGTGTGAGTTCCGCTCCACGTCGGACTGATAGCCTGATCCAGCGCAGGAGCCCCATCAGACCGCAGGAACGTGGTGGCGCTACCATTGACTGCTGACAGCCCAATCGTGGCACTTGGGTTCGCGCCCGTTGGCAAGCTAGCCGATGTGATGTAGCCCGCATCATTCGTGAATATGCTAAGCCCGTCTCCGGGTTGAGCAGATGAATCCGCCAATGCCAAGGAAGCCAAGGTGGTTGCACTCAGTGCCACATCGTCCGCATTAACCGTTATCCCTGTCCCGGCTCCCACCGTAAGAGTACGGCTAACGGATATATCCCCGCCCCCGGTAAGCCCGGCCCCAGCGGTCAGCACTACCCCGGTATGGGCTACATGCCTGTCGGCTACATAGTTCAGAAGGGAATTATGATCTACCCCGGCCGGAAGTACATCGGCGGAGAACTGGCCGGTACCGTCGTTGTAAGTCAGGTTAACACTAGCCGTGTCTAGGAGCATGGCTCCTAGGATGTCTTGCACGGCTTCTGTTATCCCGGTAAGGGAAGCTACCGGAACATTGACCCATTTCCCGGTAGTTGAGTCGTATTCGATCAAGTCCCCGTCAGCGGGGCTAGAAATAGAAAAGTCCTCAATATCGCCAAGCTCGTGAGTATGCTTTATGAGTGCAAAGCGTATCTGCATGGCGGTAGTGAGGACTCCGTTTAGAGGCTTAGCCTCTTTATTTGAATTCAAGGAAACCCGCCCCGGTTAAGGGGCGGGAGAACCGTCAGGTTTTTGTTAGCCTAGGGTCGGAACCATGATTGCCCGGCAGCCTTCTGCGCGGAGCGTCTTTGTACCGTAAACCCGGTCCGCCGTTATGAGCATGCCAAGGGCTTCCTGCTTGTACTGCGCCTGAGTACGAACGTCCTGCTGGGTAGCAAGAACGAGCGCGTCCTTCTGGAAGAACAGGCACGGGCGGTAGAACGTCGTAGTATCCGTAGCAGCCACCGAAGCGATTGCGCTAGACACGTAGATGCTCACTCCGTACACGTCGCCCACGAAGCCGTTGCGGATGCTGTTGCTGGCTCCCGCTTCGCCCGTGAACGCCTGTTCAGTGAACCGAGAAACACCAAGAAGGCGCTTCTTTTCCACAGGAGGAATTACGAGCACACGGTCGCGCGCCGGAACGTCCCCATCGTCGAACGTCTGGATAACACGACGGATACCGGCATCGGTCAGAGCCGCGCCGTTACCAGCGTTGGCATTGGCTGTCGGGCTGTAAGCCGTTGAGCCGTCAGAGCCGATCACGGCCCCGCTGTATGCTGCGCCAGAGTTCCATGTAGCCGCAAGATCGCGGATGTCCGCGTCTACCTGAATAGCCAGCGCATAGCCCGCGTCATCAGTGTAGAACTTGCGAACAGAAGGCATCGCCTGTAGGGCCACAATGTCTTCCACCACGAATGAGTATTCGTAGTGCTTGTTCAGGAGAACCTGAACTTCGTTGGCAGCTGAGGTAACGAGCGTAACAACGTTGTTAGCCGCCTTGGCAGATGCTGCGCCACGAACCGGGGCCGGTAGGTGGATGGTGTCGCCCTTCTTACCCTTGTGGTTGATCGCGCTGACGAGGCCAGCAAGAACTAGGTTCTTCTTGTAAGCCGCAATCACGTCATCCGACCAAACTTCCGGGATGAAGTTAGCGGCGTCGGTCACGTCGATTGTATTAGTATATGCTAGTGAAGTAGCCATTAAAAATTACCTTTAAAAAGAGGTTGGTATTAGCGAACCCGCTTTTCACGATAGGCCGTTTGGAGGTCTTCCGTATGCCACAGTCTGTCAAATCCCTCCGGGTCGTTCATCCGCATTTTCACGAGTTCGTCGCGCTTGTAGATTTTCTTCCCATCGGAACTAGGAATTACACCTGATGTTGCAGAGCCGCCCGGCTTTGCCAAAGAGGCGCGTCTAGCGCCTTCGGTTCCGGATTGCGTCTTTCTTTCCGCCCCCCCGGCTTCCGCAGTACGCTCTTTAAACGTACCGAAAAGCTCATCCGCCGCGCCGTAATCTCCTTGGCTGGCTGCTAGAGCCATCCGCTGACGATACGGGCTTGAGCGCACCCAGTCTTGGAAATCCGGGTTGGTTAGGATTTGCGGAGCATCAGGATATTTAGCAGAAAACCGTGATTCGGCCAAGTCGGCTTCAATGCGGGCGGTTCTCTGGTTTTGGTCGGCCTCGCGGCGTTCTATTTCCTGTCTAACTGTGCTTAGGATTACCTCGTCCGGCTTCTCAAGAAGCGCGTCCGTTGTAATGGGGTCTCGCCTTGGTGGATTTTCCTTGGATCGGTTAAGCTCTTCGCGACGAATCCCCAAAAACTCGTCACTAAGTCTACGCAGAGTACCTACCTCGTTTCTTGCCCTGCCAAGCTCGCTCTCAGCGTTCATGTGCATTTCGGCAATTTCTTTGGCGGTCTTCCCGCGATACTTTTCCGGCAACCCATCATCATTTGGCTTGTCCTCGACGGGGGCTACTTGATTGGCTGCTTCTGGGTCCATAATTAGCGATGTCATATATCAATCTCCCTTTCATTTAGCCGGGCTGCAAAAGTGCAGTTAGCCGTTGGTAACTTTTAAGGGCACCGGAGGTTAGTCTGTGCTTGGCTTAATGCGGTGCTTCTTAGCCCATCTATCCCCCATGGTTGGGAACCCTTCCGGGTCTAGCCCTAGTCTGGGATCAATCCGAGGGGCAGAAATCAGCCGCGTTACGTAGTCAGATTTACATTTAGGGCATTGGGCCGTGTCCGGCATGTCCGTGTAAATCAATTCTTCAAACTTGCTTCCGCAATCAAGGCATTCGTAATCGAATAGAATACGTGCCATGATTATTCCTCCCCCGTAAACTCGTTGCTGGCTACGATCTTGTCGTAGTTGATGACTCTGTTCAGGATTTCATCTACGCCCTTGTAGTAGTACAGCTTGTTCTCGCTGTCTATCTGGGCTAGGGCGTTCTTGTTAAGAATTTCCCGGTCATTAGTCATTTCCCGGATAAACACCCTCCAGCCGTCCGTATCCATCATTGTCTTGAGGGCGGCAATCTCTTGTCGCTGATGTTCCGTAAGAGCCATAATCCCCTCCCCGTTATTCCGTTAGCTTGCTGGCATCCGCCTTGATTTTTAGAATTTTGGCTTGCGCTTCCAGCGCCTTGATGGCCAATTCTACCGCCCGCAGCTTGATCGTCTGCTGAGACATCATGTTCTGGGCTTCAAAGGCTTCCACTTCTCGTAGATTGATGGCTTGGTCAATCTGCTCCGCCATCAAACCTTCATCAAGAAGGTCGGTTTCCTTAGCCGTCTTGGCAGCGCGCGCCTGCGCAAACTGGGCTTCGGCTGCTGCTTTGACGGCCTTAGCCCGCTGCTCTTGTAGTGCCGCTTGGGCCTGCTCGAATTGCATCTGCTGTAGCTGCTGCTGCATCTGCTGCGCTTGCGGGTCAGGCTCCGGATTGATCCATTCGTCAATAGCCTTTGATATGTCGGCCTTGTGAGGGCTAGAGCTATTATCGAATACAGCCTTGGCGATCATGAAGAACGGCTTGGATTCATTGGGAACCAGAGACAGAAGTTGTGTAAGCTGGTTCTGCTCCAGTTCACGCGCCATGATTCCCATGGTTCCCTTAACGCGAAACTCGTAGTCTTGCGGGAACTGGTTGGGATCGAATTGAACGTACCGCTTGAACATCTTGTTAATGAGCGGGCGGATTAGCCTGCGCTCAATATTCTGCATCGCCTTGCGGCTACGCTTGATGAAGGCGCTTGCGGCCATTCCGCGATCCGTAGCCCCGCTTGTGTTCATGTTCAAGCCGGGGTCCATTGCGCCTGTGGCGGTCTGGAGCATCCTCTCTAGGTCAGCGGAATTCTCGAATAGGGCAGGGTTAACCTGTCCTAGATTGATACCTTGGAGAACGTCTCCGGGGGCTCCTACGGTAGCCCAGAACTTGCCGGGCCATACGCTAAGATTAAACCCCTTAGGAAGGCGCGTAACGTCTCCGCCCATCATGGGGTGGGCTACCAACCCCTGTGCATCCATGCGGGTGCGGAGGGTGTGGTCTAGCGCCTTCTGCGCGTGATATGCCTTTTCTGGAATTCCCCGCCCCCAGAAGTATCCGGGAACGGAGTCAAACTGGAACGACACAAAGCTGCGGTCTTCGTTCTTGAAGGGGTTTGGCTTGGCTCCGAGGATACTTCCCTTGTTAAGGATAGTTACGATAGCCTCCACGAGAGTATCGTCCTCGTCGTCAAACAGAATCTCATCAGCCTCTGTGCTCGGCATGTACTTGGCTAGGTATTTAGCCGGTACTTTTCCGTGCCATTCCGTAATCAGGCACGCATCCCCCATTGGGGTTTTGGCAGAAACCACAGACTGGTTGATCTGCTGCATTTCCGGGCCATCGTAGGCAGATACGTCCACATTCTGAAAATATACCCCATCCGCCTGCATCTGCTTAACAATGTGGATAGGCATGAGGGTTTCATGGGCGCACCCCAACATGTCGTCTATGATCTCGGTAGACGGGTCTGGGATGAATTGGTGTGGTTCGATGGCGAAAGCCTCTACGCAAACCTCCTCTCTCTTGCCCTCACCATAATCAACCGCCTTTACGCGAGTATTGATCTTCATAATCCCGGTACCAGTAATGGCACCAATCAAGAATGCATTAGACAGGTTAGCCGGTACGTCGTACTTCTCAAGAAGCTCACGGAAACGGTCTCTTGCCCGAGTTATTTCTTCCCGTTGTGCCGGGTCTTGGCTCTCGTCTAGGTCTTCGTCAACCTCGAACCACTGCTCACGACCAAAGATGGCTTCTTCAATTTCGGATACGGCGGAATCCACGGCAGACATAGTAGCCGGAGAGATAATCTTGGAACGCTCCGAGGCCCGTGTCTTGTCCTTGGAATCCCAGATTCCGCGCCAAATACGGTAATACTCGTCCCAGTTTTCCTTGTGTACGGAGTCCCTGTGAGTTCTCCACGGGTCCAACTTGCCGGTAATCCAGCTAAGCAATCCCTCTGCCGGTCTCTGTACAATATCTGGAGTGTCCGCCAAGTTAATACCCCGTCAAGTAATCAAGTGGAGGCGGCTCGCCGCCATCGAATGTATTGTAATAAACGGTAGTAGCCATTTGGTCTATGTAGGCTAGGGCGTCTATCAGATCGTCCGGGCTTCGCGGGTCGGGAAAGTCGCACGCTTCCTCAATGAATTTGGTATTCCAAGAGCCCTCGTTGAGGCGTATGCGGCCCTTCTCGGCGCGGCCTTGTAGAGCCCATTGGATACGGTCGGCCTTCTTCTGGTTTCCGTGAGATAGAGGGATTATCTCCATCCATCGGTTATACTTGCGCATCAAGTCGGATAGGTACGGGAGTACGGCTTGGTAGGTAACTCCCTTTTCAATGCCTACCCTCTTGGTGCCTACGGATTTGGCGGCCTGCATTATTTGCAATGCAGTTTCGTGAACAGTCCAGCGCCCGTACCGGATTTCCTTTACCCACCACCCGGCTTCGCTGACCTTGGCTACAGCTATGGCGGAATTATCGCGCTTAGCCGGAGCACCCCGGCGTTCCCCCACCGGCTTCTCAAATCCGGCCAAGTCACAAGCGATAACCCATTCCCCGTCTTCTGGCTCATTTGGATCAATGATGAATTGATCGGCCTTGAAGAAGTTACCGCCTTGGGATATAAAGCTGGCTTCAATTTCCTGCGACACGAGGGCTATGCTCATGTCTGCGGTCATGGAGGCTATTTCTTCTTTGTGGATAGCCGGGTTAGCCGCACTGGTAAAGGTAAATGAGGCCCAGTTCGGGTCTCCCTCTTCCATCCGCTGTTCTGCCACCTTGAACAGGTGGTAGAAGTGGTTCTTGCCCTTTGGCGTTCCGATAAACAGGGCGGAGCCTCTAGCCACGGAAAGGGCGGGTCTAACAACCTCGGCCCATACCGTTTCTCCCATGTCTTTGTACTCGTCCAGCACTACCGCCGACCATGTAAACCCGCGAAGGGAGTCCGGGTTGTCCGCTCCAAATAGCCGGAGGCGTCTACCATTCGGGAATACGATCAATCCCGTATTCTCGTAGACTTGGCAGGAATCTATGATGGGCTCTAGAGCGGCCTTGAGGCGGGGCCATACGTTCTTTTTACCGGCCTCGAAGGTAGGGTAGATGTAGGCTACTTCAAAGCTGTTATCCAGCTTTACCCCGCCCCACGATTCATCGCTCAGGGCTGCCACAATGAGAGAAATCGACGCTAATGTCGTTTTCCCGCTTTGTCGGCCAGCAGCAACTACCTTGAATCTGGCAGGATGATTGAATACTTCACGTTGCCTTTCGTGAAGGTTGAAATTCAGTTCTGCCAAAATCCCCCCTTAAATAGCCTGAGATACGGGGATGAATCCCGCGTTATCCGTTCTCCATTTGTTAGAGTCGCCGTCTGCTACTTCAAACACTGGTACGTGGTCTACCCAACGAGTAGACCCGGCCTCGCTCCCAAGAGCCGTAACCCGAATATTTCCGTCGTCATCGTAGGAACGAATTCTTCCAGCCCCGATGGATTTAACAGGAATGTAATCCAGCCACCTAACTAGTCCAGTAACGCTGGCTAGGAAGAATACCTTTGGGTCTGCCCCCGAATCACTCGGGGGCGTAAATGGAATCATGGATTAGATGCGGGCGTAGGCGCTGTTCAGGCGTAGCACAACCACGGTCAGATCAACTGAACCGAAGTCCAGAGTACCCGCTGTGTTGTTCAGAAGAACAACTTCTACCACGTTAGCCCCGGTAACCGTCCCGACCATGATTCCGTCCGTAAGGTCTAGGCTCTGGCCGATCATAACGATATCGCCGAAGGCTGCGCCCGGAACGGAGATAGCCCCAGAAGTAGCAAAGGTACCGCTGCCGGTAGCGGCAGAGGCAAAGTTGGCTACATTGAACTTACCAACCCCAACTACCTCGAAAATATCCTGAAACTGGGCTGCGCCCTTACCCTTCTGAATTGCCATGTAGATTATTCCTTAGTAGTTGTTGGAGTCAGTTGATTGACGGTCTTTCTGGGCCTGCGAAGGCCCGTTAACCGCCTCGTCTACGATTTCTTCGTAGGTCTTTCGCTTGCCCGTTTTGGGATCTGGCCGAGTAGGCTGCTTGGGCTTATTCAAACCGAGAACGTTCTTGATGAGTTCCATCGCGTTACTTCTTGCCGTCGTCGTTTTCAGTAACTGTCTGACGAGCATCCGCTTCGCCCTGACGCGGGTCTAGCGCGCTGGAAATGTACTCAATGCCACTAGACTTGCTGGTAACAGTAGTTTCCTGATCGTCTCGGGCTTGCTGGTTAGGCTTCATGTTTAGGTTCTACCTCTGTAGGATTATCACTAGTGATTCTTACGGTCGGTGTTTCGCTCTTAGCTAGTGAGCGCCCTTCCGTAAGATTTTGAATAACGACCTTGACTGAGTTATCGCGGGTGTCGGCCGGGTCATCGTGCTTAGGCGTGCTGAGTAGTTTATCTAGCAGTACCCGCATAACCTTCTCGTTACCGTCGAGGGCCATGTCTAGGGCCTTCTCGATCAGGGCCGGGGATTTCTTGGCGATAGCCACCCGTAGGCAGTCCTCAACCATCAGGCGCTCAAGGGTTATCTTGTTCCGAATTCCCTTGGTCCGGCCTTGAAGATTGCCGGAATAGCCCGCCCGGAATCGCCCGTCAGTGCCCCTAGCCTCCTCTGTGTAGGTCTTGAGGGTAGTGGGGTCTACTGGTAGTAGTTCTCCCTCTACCGGCTCTGTAACGTCTGTATCAGTCATGTTCTTCGGCTCCCCTAGAGAAAATAAGAGGGGGCCGGGAACATGCCCGGCCCCCGGCCGCCCGGCGCAAGGGGAGGAGGAATGCGCCATCAGCGGCCAAACTAGCCCGTTGCCAAGTCCATTGACTTGCGGGTCTTCTTTCTCCCCGATATGGCACCCCCGGTAGGAGTCGAACCCACGCGCTTGACGTTCGTGGCGTCAGCCCCGAAAAGCCATCGGGCCGGAGGCATAGTCTGGTACGCCCTGTAGGATTTGAACCCACGTAAGGCCGGGTAGAAACCGGCTGCCTGAGTCCGGGCTAGGCTAAGGGCGCATAAGTTTGGAGCGGAATACGGGAATCGAACCCGTACCTTACGGTTTGGAAGACCGACGCGCTAGCCGTTGAACACCAATTCCGCTTTGTGTGGTACCTCGTGTAGGAATCGCACCCACATCACTTCGCTTAAAAGGCGAGTCTCTGTCTTGCTGAGTTAACGAGGCATTATCTTGGTGGGCTGCCTAGGGCTCGCGCCTAGCTCTGGAGGTTAAGAGCCAACTGCATCGCTATCTATGCTTGCAGCCCGGAGTTTGGTTGCCCTGCGCGGACTCGCACCGCGACCGCGCTCTAATCTGGAGCTACAGGGCTTATAAGGCCCTCTGTGCTGCTTTACACCACAGGGCTATGGTGCTGCCCCTCCGTTACGCTCGGAGCCATGGCGCTCTTCAGGCGCCCGCTTCCACTAGGTTAGCTTGGGCAGCAATACTAGTCTACTCGAATTCTGCCGTATCGTGGAACTGCTTTAGCTGATGTCCGATAGAATCGACAAACTTCTCGTCCGTGTAACTTTTGTGGTTAGCCACCCAGAGGATTGCGTGGGCTACCTCGTGCCAGAACGCTTGCATGGCTACAGATCGCTTTAGCCTACGGGTTGGTGCCAGTACATAGATAGACAGGGTATCCGGGTGAAAATACCCGTATGCTTCCTGCCCCCCGGTCAGCTTTACCATTTCCTCAAGGGAAATCTTCTTGACCGTAAATGTATGGCTGCCTAGCTGGAAGCTAGACGGAATCCTCCGCATGGCGTTTTGCTCCCCCTTGATGGCTGTAGCTCTAGGAATCGAACCTAGCTCGCATCCGTTAACAGCGGAGCCGCACGCCCTGTGCGTTAGCTACAATTGTCTGGATGGTCCTCTACGACTCGCACGTAGATTCACGGTTTCAAAGACCGCTGTCCTGCTGTTAGACGAAGGACCAGATTTGGCTGATTCCCTAGGTCTTGCACCTAGATTTTCCACTTTCAGAGAATGGAGTCCTACTGTTAGACGAGGAATCAACATATTTGGCAAAGCGACTACGAGTTGCACGCAGCTTTCCAGTTTTGGAGACTGGTACCTCACTCCGAGGATCGCCTTGTAATATGGTGCAGCATCTTGGAGTCGAACCAAGCAGGCCCGCTAAGACAACTGGTTTACAGCCAGTTCGGGGTCCGTCCCCGGCTAATGCTACAATCTGGGGTGACTAGAGGGTACTGCCCCCTCCGTGGCTCGGTCACAGCGGGCGTAGCGCCTTGCGCCTAATCACCATAATTGGAGCCTCTGGCCTCGACTTGCACGGGCCGTCTCCTCTTTACAAGAGAGGTACATCGCTATCAATGTTTCAGAGGCATTGATCTTGGAGTATCGGGCCAGAATTGCACTGGCATAGATGCGGGTTGCAGCCGATCGCCTAGCTATTCAGCCACCGATACGTGGTACACCTACAGGGTGCTGCCCCCTGTCCAACGGGTTGAAAGCCCGCTATCCTAGCTATCGTAGACGATAGGTGCATCTACTGAAATGGTGGACCGTTTGGGAATCGCACCCAACAGGCTAGAATCTTGCAAGGATTCTCCGGGTTCCTAGCCCACAGCCCAAGTATGGCGGAGAGTAGTGTACTCGAAACACACACGGCTTTACCGTGCCCTCTGTTTAGCAAACAGGTCAAGCCCCTAGCTTGTTTGCTCTCCGTGGTACGCCCTCCCGGATTCGAGCCGGGAAACATTAGGGTTTGAGCCTAACAGGTATGCCTATTCCCGTCAAGGGCGCATTACTGGTACCGTATTAGAGGATTGAACTCTAGCCAGCAGCTTTGTAAGAGCCACGTCCGGCCCACCGGCTACGGTATAATGTGGCGGAAGCTACAGGGGTCGAACCTGTACGGGGGTACTAGCCCCTTCCCTGTTTTCAAGACAGATGAGCACGCCAGCTTTGCGAGCTTCCATTATTTGGCGACCCTTACGGGAATCGAACCCGTCTCGCCGAATAGACAGTTCGGCAGCCTCACCAGATGCTTAAAGAGCCGTGGTAGCCGTTCTGGGAATCGAACCCAGTACCGCAAGGTTATCAGCCCTGTGCTCATCCTTATGAGCTTTACGGCTAAATTGGTCTCCAGCCGAGGAATCGAACCCCGCTAGCTGCGCCCCAAACGCAGTGCCCAGCCACTAGGCCAGCCAGAGATTGGAAGCGGGAGTGGGATTTGCGCCCACGACCTCCGGGTTATGAGCCCGGCGAACTGCTAACTGTTCTATCCCGCTATAAAGTTGGTACCCCGCACAGGCATCGAACCTGCATGCCCGAAGGCGCTACGTTCTAAGCGTAGTGTGTCTGCCAATTCCACCAACGGGGCACAAACCCACGTATCAGGTACTCTTGCACCCCGTCTTTAGCTCAATCTTCCGAAAGGGCGCGTTTGTGAGCTTTCCGTATTGAAGGGCCTCATAGGCGGCTACTGCCGTCTCGTCGATTCCGGGCATGATAACCTGAACGAAGAACCCCTTATCTCCAATCAGTTCTACCGCAATAGGATTCCCGCAGTAGGAGAACCCGATAACGGCCTTGATGTCTCCCAGAGTAGCCAATTCTCCCGTAGACGCTATCGCAAGAGGCCGGTAAGTGTCCGGTTCGATGATTATATCCCCCGATGGGGTGCTGCCAATCCGGCTTTTCTGGGTAGCTTCTACCGTGATCTTGGCTGCCAGCCACAAAGCCCCTAGGGATATGGCTAGGGATATGATACCCAGAACTAGGGCTTTCTTAATCATATTGTTCCCCCCTTATCATCTCCTCCGGAGAGAGCCAAAATGACTCCTACGATCAAAGCAATGCCAAACCATCCCATACTATCCTCCCTTTTTACCCTTCTTGGGTTTTGCGGAGGTATTCAGGGTAGTAGAAGCGATATCCGGAGTCCCGGCTGTTTCTACTTCGGGCTGTTGGGCAGCCTCGGGGGGGCCTGAATCCTCGTTCGTCTTGGGCGGAACCCAGTTTCGGTTATTCCATGCCCGTGTAATGTCTTCCTTTAGCCGTTCGTGATACTCTTGCTGGGATTCTGTGTTCTTTCTGGCAAGTACCGGATACACGTAAAAGGGAGTCTCCTCCCCGTTCTGGTACACAGCCACTACCCTGTCCGGAGAATTCATGGTATTAGCCCCACAAATCTCAAACTTGTGGTTAGCCTTTAGAATATTACGGAATGTAGTAGTCAGAACCCCATTATCACAAGCAATCTCAAAGAATGTGTACCGGCTGTAGATCATGGTCCCGTATCCCCTCCCCCACAAGAATATTTTACGTACAGTAGTATTCTAACTTATCCGTTACACAATGTCAAGAACTATTACAGGATACGAGGCTCGCTAGAGCCGAGTCCCATGGAATGGTACTCGTCTCACTCGCCTCGTCCATAGTCCGGTCCCGTACTCGGCGGCCCCCCAAGGCCGCCTCGTCTTCCTACTTTATACTAGGCGGAGCGACCCCCAAGGGAGCGACGCATCTACCCCCATCCGCATCCGGGCCTGTGGCCCGTCTGCTCCCGCCCCCTCAAGGGGGCCTATTCTCTAGTAGTACCGTCAATTCTAACTCCGTAGGAGAGACTTGTCAAGTTATTTCCGACGAACGGTAGATATCCCGGTATGAACGGTAGTTATCCACAGGTTATACATGGAAAGTGGTCATGCCTTAATGGGAATCATTCTCAGTATAGGGTCCCCTTTCCCCGATCCTTTTTTACTGTACTGGGATACCAGATTTAGACTTTTATGGCTCATAAATACTTTATGTGGCCCAAATTCCTATAACCCTTTGTTTTGTATACGGAAATGGATATTAGTGGCCGGTTATGTGGCCAGTACCGGATTCCTGCAATCCTCCTGATAAGGGAATGCGGGTATTGATGTAATAATTAATGGCCCACGGGGCCTCCCGGCCTATTGCTGCCCGTCCCGGTCCCGTCTACCGCCCCCGGTCCGGATTATGACCGGTCCCAGCCGATGAACGGTAGCCATGGCACGACGAACGGTATTGGTAACATCACAGTACCGGAACCGGGGGCCTAGACCGGTCTAGGGGATAGTGGGGATTGCCGGGGGGTGTCCTCGGTCTGGCCCGTGGGGGCGGGGGAGTCGGACCGGCCACGCGGCCCCCGCCCGGAACCGCTAGACCTGTATTACTCGGCCAGCATAGGTCGATTCATTCGGCCAGTATCGTAGCAAACAGGATCATGTCCCGATACGATCCCCTGCCGATGATCCGGTCAATACCGGCGCACAGAACGTCATACAATCCGGGGTGCCCCGCCGTCTCGACAACGGCATAGTCCCCGACCAGATAGACCGCCTCTTCCGTGTTCATGGTACAACGCCTCCCGCACTCTTGTCGGCGGCGAAGATACGGATCATGCCCCATTCTATATCCCCGATCACTTGTTCGCACCCGGCATCGTCCTCGGCCAGCAAGTTTGCAAACTGTTTGTAATCCTTGCGAGTCATTTCACTAACCTCCGATTGATAACGAACCTTCTCGGTTCCTTTATACCAGCCCCCCCTACCCTCCGTATATAGGTATATATGCCTACATCTCCGGTATGCACAATACCGCCCCGGTATGCACAATACCGCCCCGGTATGCACAATACCGCCCCGGTATGCA